TAGAGCTGCCCGCCCGCATGATACGCAAGTGAGGTCACCGCATAACCAGGCGAGCCTGCTGATGTCCATACCCCGGTCGTCACATTGTATTTATAGACTGGCCCGCCCGCGATGCCGGCGACAACTGACAGCGTACCGGCCATCATAATATTGCCGTCCGGCGCGCGGATCGCGGTGAACGCCACGCCAGTACAGGCGGCGATTGATGCCCATGTGTTTGTCGCCGCCGTCCACTTGCTGATCGTCGTGGTTGCTGCGGCAAGATAGAAATTGCCGCTCTGGTCGAACGCCCCACCAGCCGGCACAAGGACATCGGTTGCGCTGACAGTCGGCGGTGTACCGGGCGCATTCCACACTGATCCATCCCAATAGGCCACAAAGTCAGCCGCCGCAACGCCACCCATATTGGCGAACGTGCCGACTGCCCAGATATAGCCGTTCGGCGCGACTTGCAAATCCCACACCGTACCACTCGCCGCACCAGTGCCGAGCGCCCCGATCGTGCCAGTCACCGGGTCATAGCTGCAAATACGTACCGTGTTCGCAACCCCACCGAACAAGGTGAAGTCACCAGCGATGTAGTACTTGCCGTCGTTACCTTTCGTGACCGCGAAGACTGATCCGCCCGTCGCGCCGGTCCCCACTGCTTGCCACGACCCGGCCGCATTGCGAAGCGCGATCCGGTTGATATTTGCGACACTGGTTTGCGGTGAGAGTGCGATACCGAACTCCTGATCGCTCACCACGGCTGGTAAGTAATTCGTAAACGTGATCGGCGCCTGCGAAGCATAGTGATTATCGGTATTCCCCTCCAGGCCGCCCTGGTACTTTGCCCACACGCGGCAGTACGAGGTATCGATCACGCCGCACTCATCTTCAATCCAGCGCATCAGTGTCAAGCGCTGATCGAGCGACACCAAATCACGATCGAGCAGTCGCGCCAGTTGGCCGCGCTGATCACGCAGCGACCGATACGCGCCGGCGCTCTCGAATTGCCCGGCCAGCGTAAATTGTCGTGTCGGCTTGCGAGTATAGTCATCATAGCCGCCGTCGATCCTAGCGTATTCTGTCGCCACGTTTTGCGGCAGCGCCAGGCCCAGGCCGACGATTGCGGTCAGAAACCAGCCGTAGTTACGAAACGGTATCACCATGCCCCCCGCTCTGGTCTGTCCAGTGCGATACGACGTTGATGCGTGCGGCGTGCCATTCCAGCCGTAGGGAATGGGAAATTGATTCGGCACAAGCCCTTGCTGATCGCCGTCAATATAGGTCGACACGGTTTCACCCGCCGCGATCGCTTCGACTTGCAAGCCATCGACAAAGAAGTTCTGACCACTGCCTACGGTCACGACATGAATACGCCGCGTTGCCGTGCCGGTTTCAGTGTAGTAGAGCCAGATCCATTGCCAGCGGCCGGACGCCGTAAATCGTTTCGTAGACAATACCACACCCGCCGTGGTCTGCACCTGTAAGTCATAGGTTGCGCCGCCCGATGTAGGACAGTAGACCTTGATCGACACCGCATAGGTTGTACCACTGATGAGCGCCACGCCGTTGTAGCCGACGCTATCCCCGATCGTGATACTGGACACTTGCCCACTGTACAAACCGTGGTACTGCTGGGTCGTCACCCGATCAAGCACAGCGGTTGATCCAAAGCCGGCCCATCCGGTCGCGTTCGTTTCGAGCGATGGATTGGTACACAGGTTTGTACGCGCGACCGGCTTCAGCACCGCCCACACATCGTCAAGCGGGTAGCCGGTGACGGGAGCTGGTAGTACGGCATAGTTGCGCGGTCGGAGTGTCATGGCAGCGCCGCCCCGGCTATCGCCATGCTCGACTGAAGCACGCCGGGTGATTGATTGGTATATATAGGCATGTTTAGGGTTGTAGTATTGCTATAACTGGTGCTTGCATTAGACGCCATATTGGACGCGCTAGTGTCCGGCGTCACCGATCCGAGTGACAGACGCATAATCCAATCGAGATAAGCTGCGAGCGTGGCGGCTTGATTGCTTTGCGGAAACTCACTTGTACCGCCATAGCGACTGAGGTCTGGTGCCGATCCCGATTCCTTCTTCTGATCGCTGCCGATGCCACCCGTACCGGGATCGTAGCCGATAATCGAAGCCGGCAAGGTAAGCGATGAACTATCAATGCCCTGCTGGATTTGACTAATAATCGCCGCACCGGATTTGCTCAGTCCATAGAGCGGCGATGAGCTGTCTTTCGGCTCCGAGAACGGCAGCATATCCTGTAGCTCTTGGAGCTTACGCCGCACACGGCCCATGAAGTCATCCCATGCATTAGAAAACCCATCGCTGATAATACCGACGATCGCCGTACCGACATTCTTTAATAATCCGGGTATCTTCATAGCAATTTGCACCATCATATCCCAATTACCGCGCCATGTCGCAACGATTCCGTCAAGGCTTGTGCCGAAAAAGGAGGCGATAAAATTCAACCCGGTAATAATCACATCCTTTAGACCCATCACGAAATTGACGCTTGTCTGGAGTAAGGTGTCATGCGCGCCTTTCCAGTCCCCCTGAAGCGCCTGAAGCACGAAATGCACAACCCCGCTGATCAGATCAAGTGTCGTCGTGATGGTTGTCGCAATAAAATCCCATGCGGTTGAAAGTACAGCTTGTATCTGCGCGCCGTGTTCCGTGATGTATCCTGCGATTGTCTGTAACCCCGCGCCGACAACCATGCCGACAATAGTAATAACATCGTTGACGATCGCGTTGATCTTGTTCCATGCGTTCGAGATAACGGCGTATATCTCCGCGCCATGAGCATCCAGGAACGTCTGTACTTGACCGAACACGGCCAGCACAACCGCAGAGATGCCATTGACCACGCTTGTGATCGCGGGCAACAGCACCGCCCAACGGCCTTGGAGCGCGGTGATATACGCTCCAAGCACCGTTGCGCCCGCGCCGCCCTGCTGGAATGAACCGATCACGGTCTGAATAACGCCGATCACCTGGCTAATCACCGGCACCAGATCGCCTAATCCTGGCGAAAGCACATCTAAGGCGGTGCGTAGGCTGATCGTCCCGGCTTGCCACAGATTATAAGCACTGACAACCGAATTGATGTAGCGCACGATGTTTTGCAACGTCGGAGACAGGGTATTCAGCGCATCATTATCACCCGTTATAGCCTGTATCAATGTACCGAACACACCAACCGCCGATGCCACCTGATTGATGAGCGGTGTGAGCAGCGGCAGCAGTTGTGTCCCAATGATGAGCTTTAGGGTATCCAGCGCATTGCCCAGCGCTGCGGTTGATCCGGTAAAGCCCATCGTTTGTGCCCCGGCCAGCCCTTGCGCCGCGCCCACCTGGTTGACCTTGGTCTTCATCGCATCGAAGCCAGCTACCCCGGCGTCCAAGATCGGGATCATGGCTTTCATACCGTCTGACAGGAAGATAGTCGACAGTGCCGCGTTGCGCTGCTCATCGGTCATACCACCAAGCGACCGCTGCAACACGCCGATAATATCGCGCATGGGCAGCATCTTCCCTTGCACGTCATAGACATTGATACCGAGCGCGGCCATGAGTTTTGCAGCGTTCTTGGTCGGATTAATCAACCGCGTCATGGCGTTCTTGAGCGCGGTCCCTGCGTCTGATCCGGTCAAGCCGACGTTCGTCAGAATGCCGAGCGAGGCGATCAGGTCGTCTGATTTTTGCCCGGTTGCATAGAAGATAAACCCGGCCTGGCGCATGCCTTGCGAGAGATCGGTAATCGACGCCGCGCTCGCATTGGCCCCGGCCGCAAGCTGATCGGCGATCACTGCGGCTTGACTACCAGCCAGGTGGAAGGTATTCAATGCTCCAGCGGTAATCGCCGCTGCAACACCCGCGCTCGTCTCCGCTGCCGTTGCCAGCAGCAGAGTGCCCTTGGCCGCATCCATCGCATCCTGGGTAGATAGCCCGGCCTTGGCTAGCTCCGTCATGGCGGTTGCGGCGTCTTGCGCGCTGGTCCCCGGCAGCGAGATGTCATTCCCCAGTGCGATCGCGGTCTTTGACAGCGCGCTCATCTGCTGATCGGTCGCGCCGGTCACGGCTTGCAGCACGTTCAGCCCTTGCTCAAACGTCCCTGCGTCGGTTACCGCGTCCTTGAGGAAGCCGCCCAGCGCCTTTGCAGCGTTCCCTAACGCATCAACCGCAACCGATCCGATCTCGCGCAGCGCACCCACCACAATCTCACGAAAGGCGCTGAAGTGACCGCCTGACGTTTCAACCTCTTTGCCCGCCTTTTCGATCTGCTGCCCGGTCTGCTGTGATTCGTCGCCGAGTTTGTCAACAACCTGTGTGGCACTTGCGGCGGTTGCACTTGCGGCGGTTTGCGCCGCCATCTCATCATGCAGCGCCTTTTTTTCGCCGTCGAGTTTGCGTTCGTTTTCGCTGACACTGACCGCAAGCCGCTGCATCGCTAGATCGAGCTTGCCTGACTGAATCGATCCCTCACCATACTTCGCATTGCTTTCAAGGAGCTGACGTGTGAGCAGATCGAATTGCTGTTTCTGAAGCGCGATCTTGGAGTTCAATGAGGTAATCGCCGATGCGTGCTTTTCGGCCTTTTGGGCAGCCTCAACCGAGGCCTTGCCAAGGTCGGTTTCCGCCTTGGCAGCCTGATTAATATTGCTGATGTACTGATTGACATCTTTCGCAATCAGTTGTAGGCCAGCTTCTTCGAGCGCCATGTTATTTCCGCCGTCCCCGTCGCCGCTGCTTGCGAATCTGGTCCATCGTCTCTAGGGTATCCAGCTTCATTTCGATCTCGTATTCGGCGACATACGCCGCTTGATCGTCGGTATCCTGCTCTCGGAAATATTCCCACGTCAGACCGCGCCAGCGCGCAACCCGCCTGAGGTAGAACAGCCACGAGAACCGCGTATGCCCTTTCGGGACTTTCAGTCGATCAAGTGGGCTGCCCTTGCGTGTCACTCGGAAAGAGATGCCGATGCAGCGCGACTTGCGCCTCTGTCGGCAGCCCCTTTCCGTAGACTTCCTCGAATAGTCGCGCCTGGTCCTCCTGTGTCGGCGCAAGCACGTAGCCGAGCCATGCCGCCCGGTCGTCACTCGGTAGCTCGATACCGAGCAGTTCGTAGGTATCGCGTAGTTCTTTCAGCCGCGCATCGTCAACTGTGTAGACCAGCGCGATCCTCTGCAAGATCAGCAGCAGTTTTTCGGTCGTCTTCATGTTGACCTGCTGCTGCCACGCGTCCAAGGCCGCGAGATAGTCAGGATCGGTGCGCTGTTCGACCTCGTGAAACTCGCCCGGCGCGGTTTCAAGCCGTTGCTTAGGCGGCTGTGGCTTGCTGTCCTGTAGCTCCGCTTCCGCCCGCGCTTGCGCTTTCGGCATCACATCAGCCGGTTGCCGACGAAGCGCGACGGTGTAGCCGCTCGACAGCGGGATGCGCGGTAGGTTCGGCGCGAATGCTTTTACTGTATCAACGAAGGTCTGCATATTGTCTTGTTCGCCGTTCATAGTCGCCATGCATATCACCAGAATGTGCCCCTACAAGCCCACAGGAAGCCCATAGGGGCACAATAGCCGTCTTAGAGTATTGTCGGAGCGCCAGCGATCAGCACGCCATCCGTGAGGCTTGTAGCAAGCCCAGCGACCGCCAGATAGTTCGCCGCCACCGCGAGATCGGCGGCGACGGGAAACGCCAGCCGCCCGGCCTTGTTGAACACCGGCCAGTTGACGATCCGTGATGTGCCGGTGTTGTCGGCAAAACTGTTGCCGCCGTCAAGCGTCGTGATCAGGTAGGCAACTGAAGTCTTCTGATAGGCGATCCAGATCACCTCTCTGGTAGCCGCTACGATGTCATAGACCGTCCCGCCCGTCTGCGGTATTGCGGCGGTGACCCAGGTCGCGCCCGCGTTGACCGTGCGGTACACGTTGCCATTCGCGCCGCCCGTCCATATTTCTTTTGGTCCAAGCATGGCCACCGCGTTCAGCGTAGTAGCGGCTGGCGCGGTGATGGTCGCCCATGTGTTGCCGTTGTTGAGACTGCGATATACCCGTCCGTTCCCACCGACCGCTACGATCGCCTCGTTGCCGTCGCCAGTGATGCGGTTGAAATTGTCCGTGCCGCCGCCGTCGTTGAGTGTCGGCGCGATCGTGATATCGGTTGTCTTGTAGACCCGGCCTGACGACGCGCAAAACCAGATCGCGCTAGGGTTTTGCACATACGTGTCAGTCATGGCCACTGGCAGCGTAACGCTGTTCCAGGTGCCAGGTGCGCCGGTATCGACATTCAAGACGGTGTAGAACAGCGTCGTACTGTTTGTGCCGACGAACAGGATGCCGCCCACGATGTCAACGTAGGCCGGTTCAGCGGTGAGGCCGATCCCGGTGATGCTATTGTTGGTCCAGGTCACCCCGCCATCGGTTGAGTACACGAGCTGGCTGGCCGCGCCGGGACTGCCGACGTTCGCCCGCGTGATCGCGTAGATCATTTGGCTGCCGTCGTTTTCCGCGCCGCAGTTGCCGCAGTTGACCGCTTGCCCGTAGACCACATCGATCACCTCGACCACGATTTGCGCGTCGTCTTCGGTGCCGAATGACAGAGCGCCGGCCGGGTAGATCGCAACTCCTTTCGCATCAGTGCTATCCTTCAGTGGGTCGTCCGAGTCCATCGCCATCCTGGTGCCAAGATCAACATTGCCTTCGAGCTTGAACTGCGAATAGATCAGCATGTAGCTTTCCCATCCACGGTACAAGTCAGAGAGATCAGCACACTTGCTATGCACCTCGTAGAGGTTAAAGCTGCACTTCGGAGCCATCAGCACACGCGGGATGCCGCCCCAGCTCTCAAGGAAGATCAGCGACACGGTGGGAAGATCGGGCGCTGACAAGGAGCGACTAACAAGCCGATAGCGATCGGGTTTGCGTGGATCGGGGACATAGATCGGATCGATCGATCCGTTCGTCGGCAGCTCCGCGCCGTCGATAAAATGGTACTCGGTGCCGAGGCCGAAAAAGTACCGCGTCGTGCCAGGCCCACCCGGCTGATAGAACGCGCGGGTTTCGAGCTGCTTGATGAGTTCGCTATCATCGAGTATGGTCCCACTCATGGTGTATCCCCCTTGTTGATTGACCTTATTACGTATTTCTCACTTGTATTGCTTGGATAATGTGATATACTGTTATTAGTTATATATAGCAATACAGGAGAGAAGCGATGATCGAAATAGCACTAAACAACAACAAGATAGCATTGGTTGACGATGAAGATTATGATTTAATTAGTCAATATCAATGGCGCGCGGCGAAACATCGGCATTCTTGGTATGTTACCCATGCACACCGCATCGGCGCTGGTAAAAGATTGAACATTGAAATGCACCGTTTGATAATGGGTTACCCTGCTGGCCATATCGATCATAAAGATCACAATGGCCTGAATAACACTCGTAATAATCTGAGGGTATGCACGCCTACTCAAAACACATACAATAGGCGCAAAAACAAGAACAACACAAGCGGCTACAAGGGCGCATTCTGGCATAAGCAGCATCAATGCTGGACATCGAGCATTGGCGTTGATTACCGTATTATCTACCTGGGTCTTTTCACCACAGTCGAGGAGGCAGCCCGCGCTTACGATGCTGCTGCTATATTGTATTTTGGCGAGTTCGCCCATCTCAACTTTCCTCACCCTGCATAGATGCCGATTGTACGCTGCTGCTGTTGAATAGAGCGCCAGGCGTAGACTTGACCGCGCCGACTACCGAGCGGATTGGTCACGTCATCTGGCGACTGGAACAGATCATTGGTTGCACCTGTGCGGCTCAGATCGATTTGCCACTCGTACAGCTCTTTGTTCGCACTGGTACACGCACAAATAGGCCGTGCTAGCTCCGCCGCTGCAAGCCGCGCCACGACGATCGCCCAATCCTCGCGCATCTGTATCCCATCAAGCGGCAACCCCGCCTGGTAGCGAATAGTGATGCTGTCCGGTGGGCGACATCTATTCCAGTCGCACACCGATCGCCACACACCCGCCGTACTGTCATACGCCGCTTCGCCGAACGCGACCGTACCCGTCTCCGCGTCTCGGATGACACAGCGCGCCAGGGCGGTAGCGGTCGCTGCTGGGTCTTGACTGTTTGTCGAGAACGAGCAACACGCGCCCCAGTCC